GAGTCGCAACCCAGCCCACTCCGCCGGTCAGCGTGGTGATCGTGCTGTTCAGGTAGTCGGCCGCTGAGGTGGTCAGAGCAACCGGCTGAATGTTCAGCTTTTTGTTCTGTGCCATGGCTTAGATGAAGCCGATCTCGGCGTCGTCAAAGTTGAACCAGTTCGTGATCGCGCTGCACCCGCCGTACAGTTTCGTGACGCCACCGTCAAGGCGTATCTCACCGAACCAGTCGAGGTAGCTGTTGGCCGCGACGGGCGTGGCATTCCAGGCGAAGAACAGGCCGGACGTGGCGCCATAGGCCATCGTTACCGTGGAGCCGGCGCCCGCCGTGTTGATGACGCGAACGTGACGGATTAGGACGTAAGGCTGAGGAATCGTGCCCAAACCAGCGGAGCCGGCCGTCGAAGTGATGGTCGGATCGACCAGGACGGTCGTGAGCGTGGTCGTTGCCACTATGGGCGGGATGAAGAGACGGCGGTTCTGCATGGGGTTACTCCAAGTGACTGTCTATCTTACCACTTAGGCTGCGGATGGTGTCTTGACCGGGGCCAACACTCTTGGCACAGCTGGTGGGTTTGGATCGGGGGGTAACGGAATGGCTGCCTACGAATGTTCGAGTTTTGCCAGCCGGGCGCGCACAGACTGTAGCTCTTTGACCAGTAATGGGATAAGGGCCACGGCATCCACGCTCCATTCGTCGCGCTTGACATGATGGCCGACCGCCAGTGGGAACGCCCGCTGTAGTTCCTGGGCGATGAACCAATGGCTGTGCTTGGCGTCAGAATTCTTCCAATCAAACGCACGCACCTTGATGGCGTCAATGATGTCACTTACAGGCTCTGAATCACGAATGTTGGTCTTAAGCCGTTCGTCCGATGTCGTCGCGTAGACGACTAACCCTGACGTGCCGGAATAGTAAACCTGTCCGCGCGCCGTGATTGACGGCTCAGTCGCGAAATTAAGAATTGAGTATAAGTTTCCAGAAGAAGTGGCAACGTTGTTCCAAAGCCCCGCAACGTACTGGCTTGTGCCAGTTGGATTGATGCCCATAATAGCGTAAGACGCGGCTATCCCAGTAGCTTGCAACGCAATTCCACTGGCCGGTGCGCTTACCGATACGTTGCCATTGGCGGACCCAAGCACGGTGACGCCGGAACCGTTGTACCCAAAGGTAAAATGGCCGTCTCCATACAGCGTCATGAAGGCTAGGTTCTGCGCCCGGTTCCCGACGATGAACGCATAATCCGTACCGTTTGTGCCAGCGTTGACTGCGAATCCGAATGATTGCCCGGTCGTGCTGCCGCCGAAGTAGTGCGCTGCGTAATTGTTGTTGCTGGCGTATGCCGTAATCGTGTCCGCGCCGGGGGTAGCGTTTATCACCATCGGCCCATCGATGTTGCGCGGGTCGAACGGGCGGATGCGCTGCCCAGTATGCGCCTCGTCATGCTCCGTGCGCCTGTACCCGCTGAAGCTAGCGCCCGCCGGCCCTGTGGCTCCGGTGGCCCCTCGTACGCCTGGCGGGCCCTGTCTTCCGTTATCTCCATCATCCCCCTGTCGTCCGCGTATGGCCTGCCCCGCCGTCCCTGTGGCTCCGGTGCTACCAGTCGGACCTGGTAGACCCGCGCGCCCGCGCGCCCCAGTCTCGCCATCCTCTCCCTGCCTGCCACGGATGCTCTGACCAGCGACCCCTGTGAGTCCCGTAGAGCCCACCGCGCCGGTTGCACCGCCCACCCCCGGCATGCCCGTCCGTCCGTCCGCCCCGTCGTCTCCACGGCGTCCTGGTGAGCCCTGGGGGCCTATCGTGCCGGTAGAGCCAGTTGCTCCGGTGGGCCCAACGGGTCCGGGGATACCACGACGCCCTACCTCGCCCTCGTCACCTTGACGCCCTGGGGCACCAAATCCGGTCGAGCCAGTCGATCCTGTAGCCCCGGTGACACCAATTGGCCCCACAGGACCAGGAATGCCCCTGCGGCCCACCTCGCCTTCGTCACCCTGGCGGCCAGGTACGCCGATACCGACCGGACCGATGGCGCCCGTCGCGCCTGTTGCGCCCCCAGCACCGACCGGACCGACTGGCCCTGGTATGCCCCGCCGGCCGACTTCGCCCTCATCGCCCTGTCGTCCAGGAACGCCTATCCCGGTCGACCCTGTAGGTCCGGTAGGCCCGGTGCCTCCAACCGCGCCTTGAGCGCCGGTCGAGCCCCTGGCGCCCTTCTCGCCCTCGTCTCCCGTACGGCCTGGGTTGCCCTGGCTGCCCTTTGCACCAGTAGATCCGGTTGTTCCGGTGGCACCTGTCAGGCCGGTAGCGCCGCGCGCGCCCTGGCGGCCGGTCTCGCCATCCTCTCCCCGGCGACCTGGGAATGACTGTCCGGGCGGTCCGGTGGGTCCGGTTGCGCCTGGTGAGCCATCAGCTCCCTGGGTGCCGGGGATGACATAGGCATCCTCAGGATCGTCCTGAGGCAGGAATACTGTGCTGCCACTGCCACCGCTGCCGGCCGGCCCTGTCGGGCCCGGCGGACCCTGTGGCCCTGGGATGGTGTAGCCATCCTCGCCATCGTCGCCTTGGGCTCCTGGGTAGCCCTGACCACCCATCGCACCAGCTGCTCCAGTGGTTCCGGCCACCCCCGGCGGTCCGGGAATGGTATAGCCATCCTCACCGTCTTCACCTTGAGCTCCAGGTACGCCCTGGCGGCCCGCGCGCCCGGCGGCGCCCGGCGGGCCAGGAATGACATAGCTGTTGTCCTCGGGGTCTTCAGGGATGAAGACCGGGCTGACCTGCTGCGGGCCCAGTCCAATGGTGAGACTGCCGCCGCCCATCGTGCCACCGCCAGTCAGGCCTGGGCCGGCAATGATGTCGAAGCTCTGGTTGACAGCATCGGTGATGTCGTAGCCTTCGAGCGTTGTGGGCGTGCCCTGGATCTGCGACCAGATGATTTTGAGCTTGCTCGGGTCGACGTTGATCCAGTCGCCGCCGTTCCACATGAGGATCTGTCCGAACAACGCGCCGCTCACGAGCACGTCGCCCAACTGCTCAAGCATCACCAGCGCAGCGTCGAACCCTATGACGTTACCGCCGGCAAGCGTGATTGGCGACAGTACCTGCAGGACGCTAGAATTCGGAAGGCCAGCCGTACCTTTGGTTACTAGGTAGGGGTAGTTTGCCGAGACGCTGCCCGAAGACGATTGAGCGCTGGCGGATGAATTCAGCTGCTGCGAGAGCTGCTGTACCGTGAGGGCGAGCGCGCGCAGCTTCTGACTGCGGACTGCCTCCGGTTCCTTGTCTGGGAATTGGATCATCTGGACGAGAGATGCCATTATCGCTCCCCATCAGACTGAACCTCGAAGCTCCAGAAACCCATGCGCCAGTTGGCCCCGACCGCATTGGAATAGAAGTTGAAGCTGACGAGCTTGCCGCGCGCGCGGAAGTCTTCCTTGCCGGTGCCGTTGGTGATCGCGTACGGCGTGCTGTACTGGTAGGCATCGTTGGGGTAGCGCTTGCTCGCGATCTGCATGTACATGGTGCCGGTCTGGTCGAGCTGGTCAGGTACCGCGCGACTGAAGGCCGCGACCTCTGCACCGTCCATCACCTGGTAGTCATATGACTTGAGGAATGGCTGAATTGCAGTCGTTACCCCATTCACGTCCACCTGGTCTACTCCATCCTCCATCAGCCAGATGGAGCCGTTCTGATCGATTGCCAGTGGCGAGCCGTAGAACGAAGAGGTCGTGCAGCCGGTGGTGCGGTCGAACAGGCCATAGGTCCAGTGGTTCTCTTTGTAGTTGTAGATGACATAGCTGTCGTTCTCGGTCGCGGTAAAGCTGGGGTAGAACCACCACACCTCAGACCACTGGTCGTTGTACCAGGACGTGATCTTATCGAACATGGCCATGTTGATGCCGCCATAGCCCACCTTCGCGGCCTTGACGTTGTCGAACACATGGGTCCAGACATCGCAGGAAAGCTCCTGGATGATCGAGTCGTACTTGTAGAACTTGCGGTCACCCATCCAGTACAGCACGCCGTTGTTCTCCGCCACAGCGTTGGCGGAAATCAAGCTCGTGTTCTCTCCGATCTGGGTCTGCGAATAGATGCTCGTGTCGCCACTGGGCGTCATGATATAGGCGCTGATGTCGGTGAAGATCGCGATGGACGTGCGCGTGCGGATGCCTGTCATGATCGCTGAGCCGGATGACAGCCGGCCATCGTAGACGTTGTTCGTTGAGCTCGGGGTGAAGTTGGTGAAGTCCGCCGTGTCGCTGGTGATGATGTACAGCGGATCTTGCACGCCGTCGTGGTCAGCACCAAGGCACACCAGCTGCTGCGCGTCTGCGCTTACCAGGATGCGCTGATTGGTTGTCGGCGGGCCATCGCTCACGTTCGTGCCCTGCTCGATCACCTGGCTGATATTCTGCGCATGCGTGGTGAAGCCCAGGTCATAGCGCCAGTAGTACACGCTGCCACCGCGCGGAGAGGCCATGAGGTTCTCACCCCAGTTGTCCATCGACCACAGGCGGATCGCCTGCACCATGGTCGAGGTCGTGCGGGCCGTACCCCATGTGCCAGCGCCCCACGGTCCTACGCCCCAGCCGTAGTAAAAGCCTGGCGAGTCGAGCCCGGCGTTGATGTCGTATGAGGCGATGACTGTGCCGCCGCCGGTTGCGGTAGACGTGGCTGGCATCGCGGCTTCAAACGTGTACGCGCTGCCCGCGGGGAAGAAGTTGCCGACGCTCGCTGAGGGTGAGCCAGTAATGGTCCCAGGCGTCACGCTGGTCACGCTGGAGTAGGCCAGCGCGCTGGTGATGGTGTCCGCGTTCGGACCCAGCAAGGTCTCAGTCTGAGCGTTGCCGTTGACGTCCAAGCCGACGATGGCAAAGCTCACTGCGCTCAGGTCGCTGGCAGATGTGATGGAAAGGTAGCCGCCGCCCATCATGACGAACGGCGATGCTGTCAGGGTGATCGCTGTGGAGGTAGTGAGCGCTTGAGATGCCGCCACGTTGGCGGGCGGCGAGTAGGCCACGGCAGTGATCTGGTACTCGCCTGGTGCGAACGGATAGCCGACACTGATGTTCTCGGCAAGCGATGTCGTCGGCGTGATGCTGATGATGGTGGCATACACGTTGGTCGACTGCACGGTCTTGCCGGCAGCTGGCCCGGTGAGCACCTCAGACCACGATGCGCCACTCTCCTGGTTCTTGCCCACGATGGTGAAGTTGATGGCACTGAAGTCGAAAGCGCTGGTCAGGGTGATGAAGCGCGGCACAGGCATGACGTACGGCGTGACGACCAGTGTCAACGGTGTGCCACCTGTGGTGTTCTGCGCGGCTGCCACGAGCACAGTCGCGTCTCCACCTGTACCTGGAATGACCACTGGCGTGAACGAGACCGTGAATATGCCACCATGGAACGGACTCGGTATCACACCCCCACTGAAGCCGGTCCACGTAGCGACGCTACCGCTCACGCTGTAGGTTGCAGTTGAAGAAACCTTGGTGGTTGTGCTTGACCCATCGAAAACCGAAATGGTGGTGAACGCGGTCTTCGCGGGAGCGCCAGCGATCCCTCCGTCTATCATGACCGTGAAGACGTCCAAACCTTCCTGGAACACAAGCTGCGTGATGGTGCCGATGCTCGTGGTCGTGCTAGACATTGATCCAAACGGTCCACCATTGGCATCGGTATAGGAGTCGTAGCCATAGTATTCGGACGTGTTTCCGCCCACCGTCATGGTGAGTTGTCCCGACTCCGGCACGAACGTCGCAGCGCTGAACTGCACACCACCTACCTCGGTACCGCCAGTGAACAGGACGTAGTCGCCCGTGTTGGCGCCGTGGTTGTAATCGATCACAGTGACGACCTGCGATCCATTGGTGGTCTGGAATGCGGCGTTGAGCGTGACTTGGCGACGCTGCGGGGTGATGTCGTACACCGCGTAGTTGTTCAGCACGTAGACCTTGTAGCCGTCACCGAAGGCTTCGAGCTCCTGGCCGTTGAGCGCGGACCACTTCTTCAGGTTGCGTGGGATACCGATGATGTTGCCAGACGAGGGGTCGGCGTCGTATTCCATGCCGGTCCAGCCGCCCAGCTTCTGTGGCTGCGTGTTGTGGAAGCGCACGAACTGACCGTCTTTCCAGCGACCCTGGCCGATGCGGTTGTACTGCTCGACCGTCGTCTGATAGACAAGACCGCGCGCGGTCTGTTCAGTGAACAGGCCGGGCGGTATCTTCAGCGTGAAGGTTTCGATCTCGGGCTGGTCTTTCACCGGGCCCCCGCTTAGGTCGTACCTTGGATGTCACCTGAGATCGGGACGTTGATTGTGCCGCCGTTCGGCAGGACTGCAGCTCCAGCCGCTCCGCCCAGGCCGTTGTATCGCGTCACGGTGGCCGATGTGGGCGCTACGCCAGTGTAGCCGGCCGCCCCCCAGTTGCCGCCATTGCCGCCGGCATGACCGGTGCCCGCACCACCGCCAGCAACGCCTGCTGCTGATGCGTTCGGCGCGATGTTGCCGTTGGTGCCAGCGCCGCCGACGATCACGCCAACGGACTGACCGCCGACGAATGCCGTGCCGCCGATGCCACCGCCAGCTCCACCACCGCCACCGCCAGACGCGCACTGCGTGCCTGCGCCGGTAGCCGTCTGATACCCGCCACCGCCACCACCGCCACCACCGCCCCAGATGTGGCCGGTGTTGTAGATGTTCAGCGTGCCGCCATTGGGTCCATTGATTGACGCGCCGCCGGGCTGACCGACAGAAGATGGCGCCGGGTTCGCGCTGTCGCCGGTTCCGAAGCCGAAGCTGGCATCGCCTACCCAGAATATCCCTGGGCCGCCGTTGCCACCGCAGCCGGTGATGTAGCCGGCGTTGTACAGGTTGACGATTGATCCACCAGGCAGGCCGGAGCAATCGAGGCCGAAGTTGAGAATGCTGCTCGCGTTCAGTGTCACGCCGATGTTGACTGTGACGTTGACCGTGACGGAACCGCTGACGGCGCCAATGAGGCCAAGCACACTGACATCGGTGGCGTTCGCGCTGATCTTGACGTTGTACGTGCCACCTGTGCTGCCAGCCGCGCCATAGTCAGGCTCCCAGCTGCCCAGCCATACCAGTGTGCCGCCGACGTTGGTGTACGTGAGGCTGACCAGGTCGGTGGCGTTCGGAGTGGTCGAGAAGACAGGCTGTACGCCATTGGGCCATAGCACGCCGCTCGGCCATGACGGAACCATGCCGCCGCTGCCGTTCTGGGTGACCGCCACTTGGATCTGTTGACCAGACAACTGCCCATTCGGGCCGGAGTTGGCGAAGGTGAAGGCCAGCGAGGTCGCGCCCGCCGGTCCGGTGATGTAGAACTCATTCGACTTGGATGTGTCGATGGTGCCCGTGTATCCCGGTCCGCCGGTCAGCGGAACTGCTACTGGCGTCCATGCTGTGCCGACCGTGAAGGCCTCATAGACATTGAGCGATGCAAACTCGCCCGGAGGCTGTGCGCCGTACACGTTCGTGCCATCGGTATAGACGAGGTTCGCCACACCGTTGCCGTTGTTGGTCGTCGGCCCGGACAGCGCCACGGTCGTACCCAGCGGTGAGCCTGTGCCTACCTGGACGGTCAGCGGGTACTGGCTGACGCCATTGCCTGAGTTGGTGACCTGGTTGAAGAAGACATACAGGCGCGGATAGTTCGCGGGCAACTCGATGGCGACCGCGGCCGACAGTGTGCCGGTGACGTTGAAGGCCAAGCTGCGCGCCTGAGACTGCGCTGCCTGGTAGTTGGTCAGTGGGAAGTTGGCATTCGACACGGCGACGCTCGTCACCTGAGACATCGACTGATCGATCAGCTCAAGGTTCGTGTTGGTCAGGTCGCCCCAAGTGTTTGGGTGCGATCCGTCCTGCATCAGCAGCAGCTGCGCGTATTGGCTATAGGTGTCGGCCATGGCTTATTGTCCTTGTGCTTGTGCCGTCTGTGGCGGCACTGGTAGCGGGACCGCGCCAGGCGCCCCCACATTCTGCCTTCCACTATACAGGCTATCGAGGTCATTCCGCTTCAGGGAGCGGGTGATCATCTGTGCGTAGGGGATCAGTGAGTCGATCATCGCGTCAGCCACCTTGGCCGCGGTCCAGCGCTTGTTGAACTGGCAGGCCTCACTCATGCAACACCAGAACAGCAGGTCACCGAAGCGGGTCGACAGCCAGGTCGAATTGTCCTGGCTCCAGCCGGCGCTGACGTAGTTCGTGCTGTCCGTGGTTGTCGGCGTGATGCTCGTGATTGAGCTGTAGGTGCCAAGCGACGTCACCGATCCCGCATCAGGACCAGCGAGGACTTCCGTCTGTGCGTTGCCGTCGATGTCCAAGCCGACAATGGTGAAGCTATTCGCGCTCAGATTGGCAGCGCTGTACAGCCACACCTGGCTCGGTGCCAGGCCTGCCGTGGTGTAGACGAAGGGTGAAGTGGTCAGTGTCAGCGCCGTCGCGCCCACCAGATGCGCGCTTGCGACGATGCCGGCAAGGTTTGTCGAGCCAACGTTGTCACCCAGCAGCGTGGGGTTGAAGATGCCGCGCACCGATATGGTAGCCGTGAGCGCCGTCAGAGGCGCTGTGATCCAGTCGCCTGCATCGTTCTCGGCATAATACTTCGGCACGCCTGTGCCGCCTGCGGCGTCAATGAGGTACTGCACAACGAACTCGAACGTGCGCTTGTTCAGCACAGCCACCTTCGCACCGCTGACGATGACCATGACCGTGCGGTCGCGGATCATGTTGGTAGGCTTGGACACGATACCAGTGCTCGTGCTGATCGCGCCGCCGGCAACGGTCGGGTCGAGGTTGTCAAGGTCGAGCATGTGGTACAGCCGCAGCTCACCCTTCTGCATGATGTCGCCCATGTTGGTCTGGAAGTCGGCCGCGGTGTTATCCGCCCATGCCTGAAGCGCTGCGCTTAATGTGCCGTAGCTATATGCAATGCTCATGCTGTCACCTGATTGGAGTACGGGCTGTAACCACCTTCCTGCGCATATGCCTGAACGACCAGGATCGTGCCAGGCGCCGCTGTGACAGCCACGGGGAACGGGAACGGATCGAGTATCAGGTTGCCGCTGAAGCTCACGGTGTAGGTGTCGGGAACATAGATGGTCAGCAGGTCAGCGTACGTGCCGGCCACCGCATTGAAGACCGACACAACGTAGTACAGCGTAAAGGCAATGTCATTGCTGGTCTGATTCCACTGCAGCTCGACGATGCCACCACCTGAGCTGAGCAACACAAGCGTGGGAGCTGGCGGCGACAGCCGGTCATCGGGCGCCGGCCGCAAGTGAGCGATGCCGTCAGCGCGCATGGGCGGCGGCAGCAGCTGCGGGTGATATGGCTCGTACCAATACTTGTCCACAAGCAGGCCCTTGACCTGGCCATCTTCCACCAGGTCAGCACGCCTGACCTTCTTGCCTGAGCGTTGGCATGTGCCTACTTGATCGCGGCCAAGGTAGCGTGCCATTTATGCACCCCAGCGAAGGATCATGCGGTCTAGCTCCATCTTGGCGTCGACCAGGAGCTTGTGGAACACCGCGCGCTGCATCGGGATCATTGCCGTGCGGCCAGGCTGCTTGTCTTCCTGTATGCCGCGCACCGTGATCTCCACATTCCTGCCTTCAGCGTTGATGCTGATGTAGGCAGGGAAGGTGTCACCGAAGTCATCGGTGTACCGCGCGATGTTCGTCGGGAATGTTAGCACCATCGCCGCTGCTTCCTGTCGCGAAACAGCTCCGACTCGGACCTGATGTTCTTGGCGCGGCGCGCGCTCATGCGTCCCAGTACGACCTTGTTCTGCACTTCGTTGAACCAATCTTTAAGCCAGATAGTGAAGCGACGCCATGGGCACGGCCATCCGTTGCATGGGCCGCTGTGAGGCTGTGGTCGCGTGCAAGTGGTTATCTCCATGACGTCGCGCTCCGCGCATCGACACGGAACCGCGTGGGCCCGCGCTCGCGTCCACCACTGACGGCCAGCGCCCATGCGGCATTGGCGATCTGCGTCTTTTCAAGGAACAGGCTGGGCTGGTACTTCTCGGCGAGCCGTGCTGTCAGGCCGGCGTTGAACGCTTCCATCCATTCGTACTTGACGGGCGCGAGGTTCGTGAGCCCGCCAACGTCTTGGGTGCGTTGGAATGTCCACGCTCTGATGGTGTACACATTAACCGGATTGGGCATGGGCCACAGCTGCATGTAGTTGCCAGCGATGGTCAGGCCTGACGTGTCCCAGAAGTAGCGGTCAGGGCGGCCGGGATCAGGCTTGTATGGGATCTGTTCGTAGTCAGCGCGACCCAGGCGGATCATGGGCACGCTGAAGCCGCTGTATGGGTTGCCTGGGGTGAAGTTGGTGATGCACACCGAGGTGAAGACCTGCAGCGTGTTGGGCCCGAAGAATGAGCCGGCGATCTGGCCTGTGGTCGCGATGTTTGGCACAGTGCTGCATGGGATGATCGCGAGCTGCAGCTGGAACTGGTTCTGGCCCTTGTTGTTCCATTCGACCATCAGCAGATTGGCTGAGCGTTCAGCGTCGACAATCTTCTGCGTGTCCACCTCGTCGCCTCTGATCTGGATGCGCGAGTACGCCTCGGCAACGAAGTCATCTTCGGCCGGGTTGAAGTTGTAAGTGCCAGTGGCTGCAGGGACTAACGCCGTCATGTTCTTGTTCTCGTGCTAGGCATCCATGATACCACCGAGAGCCATGCCAGCTTAGAAGCTCGGGCGGACGAATCTCACTACGGCAGATGATCCGGTGTTGCCAGTGTTCACGAGCCGCGCCCATTGCGTGCCAGCGTGAATCTGCGCTGGAACAGTAAAGGTCGGGGTGCTGGTCGCGTCGATAGGCGCCGCATCACCGTTGTACGTCGGCGTGTTGTAGCTGTTGTTGTTCCAGCCCTGCGGACCCAGGCCTTGCTCATTAAGCGATGCGCTGGTCTCTTCAAGCACCCAGCCCACCGATGCCACAATGCTGTCGACGGTCACGTACGCCAGCTCTGCCTGGTCAAAGCCGCGCGTCTGATTGAGCTGCACCCAGGGAGTCGTGACACGCGCCGGTACGCCGATGTCGAAGTCCACATCGTCAGCGACCGTGGGGACGATTGAGTTGACCTGTGAGTAGACCTTGGATGACGTCGTGGCACCAGCGCCGGCCGCGGTCAGCAGCGTCTCGGTGATGGGCATACCCCAACGATTGAGGCCAGTGATGACGTAGCCGTTCGCCAGGCTGCCAACACCCTGGGTGATGCTGAGCTCCATGGGGACGCCAGCGATTGGCTTCATCGCCCTGCCACCGAAGCCCTGGAAGGTCTGTTGCGAGCCGAACACGTAGGGTACGGCCAGGAGATTGACGCCCAAAGTGGCCGCAGTGCTCAACGGCACGCCGATCTCGGCGCCGGTTGAACCTGATCCGGCATACCCCAGGCTCGGGGTAACGCTGGTCACATCCGACCATGTGTCGGTCGTGGTGACGGTGGCATTCGCGCCTGGTCCCGTCACGACCTGCGTCTGGGGAACGCCGGCAGCGTTGTGGCCAACGATGCTGAAGGTGAGGCCGGACAGCACTGTGGTGCCCGACTTGATCGTGAGCTTGGCCAGCGGGATGACTTGAATCGTGCTACCAGCACCGACGATCTGCGCCGAATTGATGCCGGGGGTGATGCTGGTGATGGAAGCGTACGTGTTGACCGACGTGACGGTGACTGGCGTGCCTGCACCCAATGGTCCAAGCAATGCCTCGCTGATGGTCGCGCCCAGTCCGTTCTTGCCGACAATGGCGAAGCTGATGGCCGACACGTCCACAATCGAGGTGAGCGTCAACTGACCAGGGGAGACCATGGCGCCTGAGTTGGCCAGCGTCATGATGCCAACACCCAGGGCCTGACCAGCTGCAATGCTGACCTGGTTCGCGCTGAGCGGCAGGACAGCTGTGGTTGTGCCCGCAGAGATGTTGTGCCCACCAGACCAGACGGCATTGCCATCCGTGGTGAGTGATGTGATTGCGGCGTAGGTCTTGACCGACGTCACGGTGTTGTGATTGGGGCCGGCGAGCGCTTCAGTGACAGCATTGCCCAGGATGTCGGTACCGACGATGGTGACAAGACCAGTCGATAGGTCAGACGTCCCATTGGTGAGCGTGATGGTCGAGGGCGATTCGAGCACACCAGCTGCCGCCAGCGTAAGCGCTGTGGTGGTGGCGGTGCCCTGCACAGCAGCTACGGTCGCAGCACCCTTGGCCACGAAGGCCTGATAGGCCGCAACAGCACCGGGTATGGCAGCTGATCCGCTGGGGGATGCCAACAGTGAAGCATTCACCGTCTGGCCCGTGATCGCATAAACCTTTGTTCTCATAGCGTCGTACCCTTATCTCCCCATGATCCTCAGCCACCCTTGCGGCATGTCAGCCCTGCAAACATCAGCGGAACCACGTACTTGCACACCCAGTAGGGTAGAAGCAAGACCAAGCTCGCCAGGGCTATAGTTTGAAGCGCTTCCCAGCATTGGGAGGCGCTCACTACGTCATTAGAACTGGGGTACTCCATAGCTTGAGTTCACCGTGCCGTTCTTGCCCATCGCCGGGAAGACTGTCAGCAATATCTGCGTGGTGAGAGTGGCCAGAGTCGTGTCGGGCAGGTAAGTGCCGTAGACGTCCCCAGTGGTGGCAGTTGCCGGTATCGTTCGATCTGCACCCGTGAAGGTACCGAGTGACGCCTCAGCGATCTGGGTTTGGCCAGTGCGCGGCAGGATGGGCCCTGAGGTCCAGGCTACTGCGGTTTCGCCAACGAAGCCGCCGAAGTCGACAGCCACCGGCAGGCCCAGGCTCGTGCCCAGTCCCACACTGAGGTTGCCGGCCATGAGAATGTTGACCTGTACCGATGCGACGTACAAGAACGCCTTCTTGCCATATACCGGGGTCGCGCCACTGAGGGCCACGGTCTCGGTCATCGCCTGGTTGTACTGATCGTAACCCTTGACGGTCACGCTTTGCGTGGTGTCCGTGGTCGAGCTGACGTACTGCAGATTGCGCGGCACATCGAGTACCACAACCGGGGTCGGGAACTTGGTCAGCGTCTGCAGGTTCGTGGCACCCAGGGGAATGTTGACGTTGGCCGTACCAGCCGCATGCGCGCTGATCACATAGCCTACGCCTGCCGTGGTGGCGCCAGTCGATACAACCGGGAAGCCCAGGTTGATCTGTGCGTACACGCTGAAAGGTGAACCGACATCGGGGCCCTGGCTGGGCAGACCTTCAACGTCGAGGAGATTGTAGCGGCGTGAGGCGGGTGAGCCTGGGCCGGCGAAGAGGTAGCTGGCGCGCGATACGTGATACCGGGTGGCGCCTGAGAATGCCGAGAATACTTGGGGAGCTGCCATTTTCTTGTTCTCTCGTGGAAAAAAAGGGAGGTCGACTACTTTTGTTGTTCTACGACCTCGTGGGCATTATGTTACCACAACACCCCTAAAATCGAGGGAGTGCAAGGCTATGCGACATAATCGGGCTCAGGAGAGGCTCCAGGAGCGGCGATCAGGAGGGGGCCGGTACGGTAGTGGCGGGGTGGTTTGGCCGGCGTGGCTGACGTCACCCTGAGGCGATTGGGGGCCATATTCACCTCACACCGTGATCGCTGAAACGGATAACAAGGCAGCCGCTGTTATCACTTCACGTCGAGCTTGACAAATTGGGAATCCGTGTTTTACTGGTCGCCAGTAACGGAGCAAACAGATGATGACCCTTCCCCTCAAAATTCTCGGCGCCATCGTCCTGGGCATCTTCTGGAGCATAGCCGTTCCGGTCGTATGCGCTCTCGTGATCCTTGGCACCTTCCTGGCTGCGGCCGGCGTCGGTTGTGTGGTCATGTTCTTGTTCGGTGGATTCTGATATGGCGATCAAGGTCATTGTCTACCCAATACTTGCAATTGGAATTGCTGGACTTGTGGTGCAATTCTTCATCCACTTTGCCTGGGCGCTTATCCCCATGTCGGCGGGCGCCCTTCTTCTCAGGAGACAATAAAATGTTCAGCGTTCAAATCACTTACGCGGACGGCCACGTACTCACCCGCTTTGTCTACGCCTACGATGCGCAGCACGCGGTGAAGATCGGCCTGCGCGGCCGGTTTGTCAGCAGCGGCTCAAAGGCCTACAGTCACCCCAGCAACATCGTGGACGCACGGGCATATGATCAATGCGTGCAAATCCACCTGGTTGCGAGTAAGGTGATGGCTCACGTCGATGCACAACGCCTACTTCAGGAGAATGCGAGATGAAGAAATTAACCGACCGCGGCGGTGTCCGCGAGCTCTCATACGATGGGCGCTATGCCCGCCCCCATGGCCAGACCGCTGAGCAGATTCACCGCGAAGCGACCCAGCCGCAGATTCCCCACAAGCCGATGTCCGACAGGTTCTACCTGTTGCGCTTCCTGGGTTTAGGAGCACACTCATGATGACCCCCCAGCTCGTGAAGATGAAGGCGAATATCATGCGCCTTGAAGTTGAGCTCACCCCCTGGAAGACCGACGACTCAGTCGATGCCAAGACCGTGTCGGCAGCCATCCGCGAGAAGATCCACCAGCTGCAGTCATGGGCCCTGGACATCCTGAAGGAACAGGACAAAGAGCCCAAGGCGCCCCGCGCGTTCTGCCTGGACGGTGCCGAGGACTTCTTTGCCGAGGAGGTGGCGGCGCTCAGATGCGCGACCGTGCCGCGGGTGGCGACAGACGGCGGCCCTGGTGCGCGGTCGACCCATTTCGTCTGCCATCATGGCAAGAACCCCACCAAGTGCCGGGACTGCAAGCGCGCGCAGCGCCAGGTCGACCGCTCACCCTGCCGGCTGGCGTCTACAAGTGTTAACCGGCTGGCGTCTACAAGTGTTAACCGGCTGGCGTCTACAAGTGTTAAACGGGCCCTTCGGGGCCCTTTTTTTGGGTATCTGTTCCTCCGACCAGACATAATCGGGCTCCTACGGAGGCGCTAGGGAGGCGATCCCGAAGAGGCAGTACGGTAGTGACGGGGTGCTTTCGTTCGCCTCCTGGGGGCGCTGGGTCGACGTGCAATAGGGCTTCGCAGTATTGAGCCTCGGTGATGGGCTCCAGGCGCCAGGCGCCAAACTCCCAGGTAGCCTTGATGAAGGCTGATTCGTCCCCACCTGGTCGACCGACGTCGCAGGCATACCAGACCGGCCGGCATAGCACATCCGTATATACTTGTAACCGTGCAGAGCTAAATACTTGTAGTTCTCCGGACTTGCAGATGGCCACCCCTCACGAAAAATTATAGGTGGCCGGTTGACCAGAGCTTTGCGGCTATGCACCATTTTCACCAGCTGGGCAATGCATCGGCCACCGCAGCGGCACCAGTATTTCACACCTTGGCCCTCGCCTTGCCGATGGAGCGCTCCACGCGCTTGAACAGCCGCTTGGACTGCAGGTACAGTCCGCGGACCGACTGCGGGTGATTGATGGCAGTGATGTGATGCTCGGTCGTGTAGACCTTGATGCGCTCGTGGGTCTCGTGGTCGCCGTGTACGATCTGAGCCGGCGTGTACAGTATGTGCAGCGCTTTTTCGTATTGCTCCATGATGTCAGCCAGGCTGGTCAGCCGCTGACCATCGGGAGAATCCGCAATTGGATCTTTGACGATCAGCGCGGCCACCACCTCGGCTATGCCGTTGGCGGTCTTGAAGTCGAGCCATATGCGGATTTTGACCGCCGTTTTCTTGCCGACCACCAGCTGACGCGCCGGCAGCTTGGCGCTGACATCGCGCAGCGACTTGCGCAGCTTCTTGCACTTCTTCGCGTTCATTTCGATAAGGCCTCTTTGATGTTGTCCAGCGTCTCCTGGAGCACGCCGCGAAGCAAGCCAAGCTCACATGATTGACGAGCTCTGATCTGACGCGAATCGGCGAGCTGGCCGACCAGGTCGGATGATGGTACATGGCCGCGGTGTAGGATATCCGCACGCTGCCGCGCGGCGTCACGCTGTGCCTGAACGATGTCGAGCTTTTCCTTGAGCCCTGCAATCTCAGTATGCAGACCAACTATTCCATTTGACTGATTACCATTCGTCGCGCGCACGAATTCCAGCTGCTTTTCCAAGCTGATGATATTGGTGGCCTGCCTGGAGTTAGTCTCATACCAGCCCTGCGCCCGCGCTCTCGATGTGTCGCGCTCGGTCTCCGCCTGCGCAAGGTTATCGCGCAGCGCACTGACCTCCTGCGACAGCTTGACAATGGTTGCGGCGCGAGCTTCGCGCAGCTGCTCAACGTCATTCACCATCCGTGCGTCGACTTCATCGGCGCGGTAGAGGCGCGAGAAGCCATTGGAGTTGAGCTGAAACTTCTGCGACCAATGCTTCCCGGCGTGCAGGACTACGTTGTAAGCGAACAGGGATTCCATGGGTCATTCTCCGAATTTGAGCAAATAAGAATTCGAGATAGCTTTAAACCGTAGACCCCCAGGCCGGCGAGACTTGTACACAATGCCTTCGAGCGGGTACTTGACGCTGCGCTCACACTCGCCCATGAAGTCAACCAGGATGTCGCTGGGTGCGGTGAGTGGCCACACTTCCGCCATGGTGTCCACCTCAGCGATACGCACGCCGGTCTTGAACTCTACCAGGCCCCACATTAGGTCACGCTCAGTGCGCGTGAGGTAACGGCCATGATTGCAGCTGTAGATGTCGAAGGCGAACGCCTGCCGCGTCGGCAGATTCATGCGGTTTCCCTGAATGCTCGGGCCCACGAGCTCGCCCTGAATGGCAATCGTGCCACCGCATGCTTCGGCAATGGGCCACAGCGCCCTCAGCCATCCGGCGTCGGTGGCCGCGCGCAAGTACATGCTGTCGACGTCAAGGGATAGGTTCTGGTTGCGGCTGCACACGCCGAACTCATGCGAGTTAAACTCGGGCAGCCAGACGTCCGGGCAGTAATAGGCCGTGATGCTGGTGCCATCGTACTTGGCCTGCACCTCAAATGTCTCGGGCTCGGTATTCGCAATGGCCAGTGTCACGTCGCGAGACAGATTCTGTACGCGCTCAAGCTCGGTGCGCGGGATAAAGTTGGGGAAGGTGATGACGCTCGGGGAGCCTGGCTCACCTGGCAACGGGGGCTCGTACTTGGTGATGCCCGCGTAGCCGGCAATGTTTTGCTCTCCCTCGTCGGTC